CGCCAGCCAATCGCACGCGACTGCCGCGCGCGGCAGGGTCGCGCCATCGGGCAATGGGCTGAAATCGAACGCCTCGCCGTTGATCGTCAGAACCTCGCCATTCACTGCGAGACTGGGTTGCGCCTTGTCCATTCGGCATGGAGAGAATGATAACTGCATCTTGATTTCCTTATGTGAACCAACGGCCAGAAGCGTAGAGAGATATGCTCACCGCTCCTGTTGATGCCGACGAGTAGAGGCGCGCGACGCCCGTCGTGGTAGCGGTCGTGCGGCCCTTGCCCCAGACATTGGCCGAGGTGAGGGGCGTGCATGCAACATAAGCGTCCGTTGACGTGATGAATGGTGCGGGGAATGTCCACGTGTAATCCGCGCTGGTGAATATGTTTCCTGTTGCCACGTTCGAAGACAGCGCAGACGCCACAAAATGCTGACAAAACATTGTTCCGTCAGCGACCTTCACATATTCGCCGTTGGCATTGCTGCCGCGCTCGATCACCGCACCGGTGGGCACGCCGCCGGACTGGCTGACAGTACCCAGCAGGTTCGACTGCCCGTAGATTTCAGACCAGTCCGACCAAACCGTGCCATCCTTTGCGCGGCTATAGACGCGGCCCAGCGTTTCGTTGGATCTGGATACGGCGATCTGGGCGTGGATGGTCGATGTTCTTCGACCATGCCAGAGCACCACATTTGTCGCAGGCGGCATATTCGATGTGGCAATGTCGCCATAATAGATGCCGCCGTCCACAATGTCGTCGAAGTCGTTATTCGGGGGTAACAGCGCGCCCCCCGCCAGGCCGAACGCCCCCACCTTCAGAAGTTTCCCGGCAGTTGCATCGTTGGTGTCGGACTGAACCGCCGCACCGGACGCAGCCCCGCCAATAAGCTTCAGTTGATCCACCCCCCCCGCGACCAGGGCAACATGGTTGGATGCCACGCGGCGGACCCCGGTGTCGGGATCCTCAACGAAGGAAATGCCCGGCTGTGCCTCGGTGCCACTTTGGAATTTGCCCACCAACGTCGTGTCGATGTATCCCTCGTAGGCCGCCTGGATCGTTTGGAATGCAGACGCAAGATCCTGAGCGAGGCTCATGGTGGGGAAACAGGCATAACTTTGCCCGCTCGCTGTTGCGCCCTGATAAGGTGTATCGAGAACCAATGTCGTCGCATCCGTGACCGAGGCGATCTCATATGCGCGCCCATCCGGCCCGACAAATCCCCAACCGTCCTGCAATGCGCCGAACCACCCGGTCCCTGCACCATTGACTGTCGTGCCTCCGTTTGTGACCGACACTGTGCCGGTGCTGTACCATGCCATTTGTTCTACCTCCTAGAATTCGGTGTCTGTGGGTGGGGTCGGCCACGTGATCGAGGCCGGGAATCCGGGTTGGTTGGGGACCGCGCGCAGGGCGGCGCGGTAGTTAAGCCACAGTGTCGGGTCATTGAGCTGCGCGTCAGGCAACACGGCCCAGTCGCTGGCCCGAAGCCGCTCGGTGATATCGCGACGCGCGGCCTCTTCTGTGATTGCTGTTGACGGGACGGGGATCGCGGTGACGGAACTGTCTGTCGTGTCGTAGGTGTAGGAGAAATCCGAGGTGAAGTTAGACGTGTCGAACTGCACCGCAGTTTCATCGGGGCTGGTGGCCTGGATTGCGATGTCGGCCACGGTTGGGGTCTCGCCCCAAGCGCTGACAGGGCGCGCCGTCGCTGTGCCCTCGTTCGTGATATAGACGATGTAACCTGCCATACCCTACCTCTGAAACTGCCAGGCTGCGAGATGGCGATTGAAGACGCGAAGATTGGCGTCCCAGCCGCCTGTAACGCCCGGGGTCGCGCGGCGGCCCTTGATCTGAAACACAGTGGGTCCCGTGCCTTCGTCGAAATCCGTGAAGGTCGCCGACACTTGCGTCTGACGGCCCATCGGTGCGGTCGCATGGTGGCGCTTGTTCAAGAGCACACCGTCGCGGAAAAAACCAAACTCAAGCACACCGGACCCGAAGCCGTCGAGTGTGGCCGAAAAGCTGAGGTCGGTGGCATAGCCCTTCCGGTTCATTGCGAGGCTGGCCAGAACCTCCCACGTGCTAACCGACGTCATCTCCACGACGCCGGGGCGTGTCACCCGCGCCGGGACCGTGACGGCATTCCCGGCGATCTGGAGCGTGCCGACGCGGGCAGTCTGAATGATCGCGTCTTTGGAGTAGAGCGCGGGCGGATAGGTCACACCGTCGATCACCTGTGGCGTCGAATAGTACACGAACGGGCTGCGCGCGGTGGCGGATGGATCGCCCGGCGCGATGATCGAGAACTTGTCGACCTGATAGACCGCAGCCGTTGTGGGCACACCTGCGTTGTCCAGATCAGACCGAATGACGACACCGGAAATCACGCCGTTATTGTCGATACGCAGGGCATGTTCCGCTTCGATACCGTCAATCGAAGTCTGCTGCGCTTGGATGGTCGCGGACTGCGACCCAACTGTGCTGGTCAGGCTGGTCAGACTGGTCGCCTGTGAGGTCAGCTGCCCCTCGGCATCGCTGACCCACGTTGTCAGCCCGGAAATCGCCCCGGCACTCGCCGTGATGCTGGTCTCGGCGGCGTCCAGCTCGGACTGCAACGTGTTGATCAGCTGGCCCTGGGCGGTGACCGTCCCTTCGGCCGAGGTGATCCGGGTGGCGTGGTCGGAGACGACCGTCGCGGTGGCCGTGATGCTGGTCTCGGCAGCGTCCAGCTCGGTCTGCAACGTGTTGATCAGCTGGCCCTGGGCGGTGACCGTCCCCTCGGCCGAGGTGATCCGGGTGGCATGGTCGGAGACGACCGTCGCGGTGGCCGCGATGCTGGTCTCGGCGGCGTCCAGCTCGGACTGCAATGTGTTGATCAGCTGGCCCTGGGCGGTGACCGTCCCTTCGGCCGAGGTGATCCGGGTGGCGTGGTCGGAGACGATTGTCGCGGAGGCCGCGATATCGCCCTCCGCGCTTTCCAAACTGGCCTTTACGGTCACGATATCCTGGGCAAGGGCATCGTCGGCCTCGGATCGCACCAGCTGCTCGGACTTGAGCGATGCGGCGGTGTTGTTGATCGCGGCTGCGAGTAAGGTTTCGAGGCTGGCAATCGCCACCCGATCCTCGACGACCAGCGCCCGCATGTCCTGGGCCGAGATGGCGATGGCCTCCCCCAAATCGCGACGGGCGTTATAGAGGTCGACAGCGGCGCGAAGGCTCACGATATCCGCGTCGGCATCCGCCTCGGCCGTCGATACGCTCAGACTGTCGAAGCGCCGCCCGCTGACGGCCAGACCGTCCTCGGTCTGGGCCACACGCGTCTCCACGGTCGAAACGGCGTCGGCTGTCAGGGCAACGTCCTCTTCGACCACCACAAGGTCCAACTGGACCTGGTGGATGGCACGTGCGGCGGGGCTGTCGCTGGCGGCGGAAACGTCATTCAGGGCGGTGATCGACGCCATGGTCGCGTCCGTCGTCGCCTGAAGCGTCAGTATGTCCTCCGCAAGTGCTTCATCGGCCGTGGCCCGGGCGGTGGTCTCACGTTCGATCAGCGCGACATTGCTGTCGATCTGTGCGCCGAACGACACTTTCAGCGACGCAATCGCTTCGCGATCCTCGCCGACCAGCGCCCGCATGTCCTGCTGCACATAAGCGAGGGATTGACTGACGGCCTCGCGGTCGCGGTAGCCCTGCATAAGCTGCGCCAGAGTGGCCGCATCCGCGTCCGTTTGGTCCTGTTGCAGATACCGGACATCCGCGACCGTTTGCGTGATCGATGGCGCATCGAGCGTCCCGAGCTGGACCTCGGCGGAACTCACACGGGTTTCCAGCGCAGTGAAGTCGGTTGTCTCGACCTTCAGCACGATCGCGGTCTGCAACGCGTCGATATCGACCTCGGCGCTGTCGAGGCGAACGTTCAGACCATCGACAGTCGTGACATCCGCCTTCAGGGTTACCGCAGCCTCAAGCGCGTCGATATCGACCTGCGCCGTCGCCACCTGCAATTCCAGATCGTCGATCAGCGGTGTGAAGCTGGGATCGAACATGGCCTGCGCAAGCTGCTGGTTCACCCAAGTTTGTGTTGCCGTCAGGCTGATCGCCGCGTTTTGCGCATTCAGGCTGATCTGTACCTCGGAGAACTTGGCGGCGATGTCCGTTTGCAGCCCATCGAAGGCTGCGATGCGGATCGTGCCCTCGTCGGCATTGGCCGGATTGGTGGCGCCCATGATGTCGCGGTTCGCCTGGACGGCGTTCTCGCCCTCCAGCACCTGTACGACGACAGGACCGGAGATCATGAATTCGCAGAGGTCGTTGAAGAA